GCTTGCGCTCGGAGTTGTGTCGCTTCCAGCTTCGACTTGATGTCGGGGTCATATTTTTGATGGGCGGTCGCGACCATCTTGGCGATGTTGCGGCGCTCGGTTTTCCAGTTCCAGGCGTAGGGCTGCACGTTCGCCCGCATGGCGCATTGCATCGTCGCCTGCATCACCAGTTCGATAATATCCTCATCGGCCATGCCGGTGTTCACCAGCGATCCGGTCACGACCAATTGAGTGTTGTGGATGTTGTTCGCACCGGGCGATCGATGCGTCATGTTTGCCAGCGAGGAAGCAACATCGATGGGAGCCGACCGATCGAACTTCGCGCCGTAGGCTTGCCAAGCATTTTGCGCCTCGGCAGCGCGGCCTTCTACTAGCGGAGCTTCCAGCACCGGGCTTTGATAGCTGGCCCAATCTTCCAGGTCCGACAGTTCATAGCGGATCACCGGACCATCCGCCTCGGGGTAGGCGATGTAAATCCGCCGACCGGTTTCCTCGTATTTCCAATTGGCGGAGCCAGGGATTCGCAAAATTCTGGCGACATCATGACAGACAGGATCGCCGGCCATCATGCCCGAAAGCTGGCGGTTCAATTGCTCCAATCGCTCGACGTTCTCGCGCCCTTCCTCGGTCTTAGGATCGATGTTCAATGGCTCTCGAAAAAGCCAATAGCAATGCACGCCGCCGCCCGAGTGAATGATGAATGTCGGCTTGAACATCAAGCCCATCAACGCATCTTGAACCTTTTTCCCTTCCAGCTTTTGCTTGTCCACGTCCAAATCGACCCAGGCGCATGTCGCCTCGACACAGTTTTCGGCGCTCCCCTTGGCGACCATCGGCCGACGGAGAGTCACACCGAAATAGACGTTCGCCCTTCGGCCCGTCCATTGCGTGACAAAATCTTCTACTTGTTTGAGATTTTGGGCCATCAGGGTTCGCGGCCCCTTGTCGGTTAAAGCGCGAACCTCGATCGATGCCGGGTTGAAAGATGAGTTTTCAAAGACCGCCCCTAAGAAACGGCTTGCAGCACCATCCGCCATGACTAAGATGCCCCTAACCCTTGGTTAGCGTGGAACCTCACCGGGGGTAGGAACGGCGGCGCTTGACCTCCCAGGTCGCGCCGCCGTTTCCGCTTTTCCCCGATCCCCTAACTCCTAGAACCCATGACCGGGACGATGCCCCGGCATTGGTCCCTGCGGCCCCTGTGGGGCTGGCGGTCCCTGCCTCTGTGGCGCAGGGCCGGGTTGTGGCTGGCCCTGCATCGGCTGCGGAGCGAAGCCGCCGCCAGGAGCAGGCGGCTGTCCCTGCGGCGGCTGTTGCTGCGGAGCATAGTTCTGCGGCGGCTGGCCCTGCGGCGGGTAGTAGGGAGCCGGCGCGGATGGTCCCTGCGGCGGGTAGCCTTGATGCTGCGGCTGCCCCTGCATCGGCGGCTGATAGCCAGGAGCGGGCATTTGCGGAGCTTGGGGGATCGGCGACTGGACCGGGCGACCGACCGCCTGTGGAGCTACCGGACCCCGAGGATTGCCAGTCGGCTGCGAGGCGTCGGGCTGCGGCCCGTCATCCTGCCATGCCACAAGGCGAAGGTTCGGGAACTTGATGAACCGACGGAATTCCTTGTGTTCATACTGGCCGACTTCCAGCAGCACGATCGGCGATGTCTCGGGATAGATGCGGACCCGATCGCCATAGAGCTTGCAAAGCCGGCCGATGGCACCGATGCCGCCCTTGCTCGACGTGGAAAAGACGCCCTCGCTGATGCCATCCACTTCATAGCCCTGGCAGAACGTGAACGGCACCTGATTGACGAAGGCCCATGGATCACGCGGCCGACCGTCGGTCCCGACTTCCCAATAGGAAGCATCCAGATCGCCCAATTCCTCGCGCCGGTAGGGCTGATAGCCCCGGAGCAGCAGGCCGAGGTATTCGCTGACCACTGTTTCGTTCTGGAATTTGAGCCAGCCGATTTCAAGGTGCTGCATATCGACGGCGATCGGCGATCCGTAGGGAGTCGGCGAACGGTTCTGACCGAGCAGATAGTAGCCATCGATGAATTTGAGGATCGGATTGCCGGCGCGATCGGCCTGTTGGCCGTAGGCTTCATAGTAGTTGGCAACAGTCTGTGGATCGAACCCGGCGACCGCTGTGGATTGCGGAGCCATAGGAACTACGTTTCCGCCTGTGGTCGGCGGCACTTGCCCATCGTTCATTAGGAATCTCCTGTCTAGGTGTGGAACTAAAGGATCGACACCCTACGCCCGAGCTTCGATGCTAGTCAAACACTTCCATCGGATTTCAAAACAAGGCGCTCGCCAGGGACGCCGGCCTTTTTGTATTGGTCAACATTTATCCCGTCGGCCTTCATTGCTTCTACATCTAGCGACGACCGACCGGCCACTTGTGACCATGTGACCGACCACCCTACCGCCTTGTAGGCGCGGATGCCGATCTTTCGCAGCAATTCCTTGACCGACTCGCGGGCTGCCGCCACTTGCGGCTCCATTGCTTCATACTGGCGCTTCAAGCCTTCGGCGATGGCGATCGCCTCGGCCAACTCTGCCTCGGCTTGGGACGGTATGGGACGCTGTAGGCTCTTTTTCTTTTCGCCCTGCGGCGGATAGTCAGGGACGCGGCCGGCATTGTCGGCGGCGCACAGTTCATACCAGGGGCAATGTTCACATTCCTGGCCGCCGGCAATCTTTCCCTCGGGCCGAATCTCGGTCGGGTTCGTGGTCGCGAAAACTTGGTCCGCTCGTTCCGTCGCTCGGATAAAAACTCGATCATCGGGCATCACGACGAAGGTTGACACTTCGTCAAGAAATGACGCATTGACATAGAGGATCAACCCGCCGACTACCTTAAACACGCCCTCGCGCTTGAACATGCCGATCTGGACTTGGTTCTGGCCCCAATGATGTTGCTTGGCTTCCTGTAGATTGACCCGAGGATCGATCGACTTGAATTCGATGGCGATCGCTTCCATCGGATTGATGGTCAGGCCGTCAACCTCGACCGGATAGTTACCCTCGTTCACCAGGACGCCATCAGGCGTTGCCGACAGGCGACCGATGAGCAATGTCATTTGCTCGGCACCACAGCGATAGAGCTTCAAGCCAGGGGGAAGCTGCGATTGCAAGCCAGGGATGACATAGTGCGCCTCGATCAGATTGCCGCGCTCCATGGCTCCACGGTTTTCCTCATAGCCAGGATCGACCGGGGCCTCGGTCTTGCCATACCAAACTCGCCGCAGGCAAGTGAACACTTCGGAGCTTCCGACGGTATCGAGGCGATTCCAATCCCACGTTTTGCGCTCGCCTTTCAGATAGAGCTTCAATAGTTCGCCCGCTTCGATCTTTGCAAATCCGTCATTCATCGAGCATTTCCCTGCAATGTAAAAATACGCTCCCGCCCGGAGCATGGTCGCCGTTTGAATCCCACGGCAGGGGATCGGACAATTCGTCAAGGCCCGCCTTCTCGCGCAGCTTCATCGATACGCGGTTGACCTCACTCAAAAGAAACTGACGCAGTTCGACATCCTGACACTGATCGCAATACTGCCGGAAGGTTTCGATCACCGCTGTTCCGTCATCAGGCCCGATAGTTGCCAGCCACGACACGATCGATTCCAGTTCCCTGCCGCCGCGCTCTAGCATCGCTGCCTTGTGTTCCTTTTTGTAATGCCGATAGAGCTTCGCCAGTTCTGATTTTTCTTCCCTGACTTCCGCGATCGCCGCCTCTTGTGCCTCGGATCGCTTCGGCCGTTCCTTCCTGTCAGGCGCAACCGACTTTCCATAGTCGGCAAATAAGTCACCGAGCGCAGCGGCGTCATTGGGGCGGGAGCCGCCGCCGCGCTCGGTCATCGCTCAACCCTTCTTTTTCGGAGTTGATTTCGATGTCGCCGGCTTTGCCGGTTTCTTTGTCGGCTTAGGTTTCCCCTTTGCCACTGTTCTCACCCCCCTTCAATTGACCGTGTGTCAGGCTACCGGCGCTGGCGGCGTCTCGGGCGGCGCTACCGGAGTGACCGTCACAAAATGTCCAAGCCCGTTCACGATGGCATGGAACAAATGATCCTTGGCCCGAACTTCCTCGGGCAGATCATAGAACGGCACCAGCGATGGATGCGTCTTGGCAACGGGGTCTTTGACCTCGCCCAAGGTCCAGCCATCGGCGAGCTTTGTATTCATCCAAAGCTGATGACCGGATTCCGGCGTCGTGCCGATGTTATCCAGATGGTAGGACACGCCGGTAATCGCCGAATCCTTTTGGTCTTGCGGCGCGTCGGCCCATGCAGGCTGCGACGTGTCGCCAAGATGTTCGCATAGAGTTTTGTTCGCCGAATGACAAATTTCAGCAAGCTGTTCTCGCGTCATCTTTCCCTCTTTCCGCCCTAACAGGGCACACAAGAAAATGCCATCCAGATAGTTGCCGCTGCGAAACTGATGGCGAAGATCGCGCAGCGGATCGTTAGCCCAACCATACCTGACCCAACCATACCTGACCTGACCTAGCCATGCCTGACCTAGCCCAACCTGACCACGCCATGCCGTTCCCATCCTTACCCGGCCTTGCCCGACCTCGCCGTGGCGAACCTTACCCGGCCTTGCCCGACCTCTCCTGACTCGACCCGGCCTTGCCCTAATCAATCGGCAGAATTTCCCATTGAGTCACGACGAAGCGCCCATAGGACGGGCGGAAATCGCCGACGCCAATCAGTTTGCCGGCACGATCTAGAACTTCCCGAAGTAATGACGGGCCGACATACTCTGGAAGGTTCGACATAAAAATGAAATCGGCTTTCCAGCCCGCCCGCATGGCCGGACGAGTCCGGTTGATACCAGCGCGGCCGACGACGACACGCCGGGTGTCCAGATAATCCCATTCGGTTGTCGTCTCGCCCTTGGCACTGGCGATTGGCGCGAGCGGCGTCAAGCTAATGACGGCGGCCTTGGTTAAGTCCATTGCCGATTTGCGTGGCGACCTGGGGTCTTGAGAAAACTTCGCCGCATGGATGATCGATTGCCTGACATACTCGCCAGGCAAACATAGTTCATTGATTTCGTTTCGCCAGATGTAGGATTCGATGTCATCGCTCTTTTTCGCGGCGCTGCCCTTCTTAGCCTTAGCCTTCTCGATCACTGACTCGACGCCCCATCGATGGAATAGAAGGTCCGCCTCACCCTGAATCGTAACTGCGACCCGAAACGGCATTTCCAGAGAAATGATGTCCGCTCCGCTGTTCGTCGGTTCTGACAGATTGTCAACCGCCTTTAATACTGATGCCTTCGCCATGTTAGAACTCTCCTGTCTTAAAAGGGACTCATCTTCGATTTCCGCCCCGTCCCGAAAGGCAGCCTCGCCTTACCAAGTCATGCCCGACCGGAACAGGCCCCGCCACGTCTCGCCAAGCCAATCCAGGCCACACCAAGCCGAACCTAACCGCGCCTCGCCAAGCCGCGCCGCTGCGAACCAATCCGCGCCGTATCCGGCCCTGCCGCACCGCGCCATGCCTCAACTCACCACGCCCAATCCAACCCAACCCGGCCCCGCTCAACCATTCCCTACCGGACCGCACTCTGCCCTACCAAACCGTAGCCCACCAAACCTGACCTGACCTGACCACACCAAGCCGCACCGCGCCATGCCTCGCCGAGCCTTGCCCTGTCACACCAAACATCACCGCGCCAAGCCTGACCTCACCTAACCAGACCTAACCCCGCCTCACCGCGCCAAGACAAACCCGGCCAGATCACTTGAACTTGGGCATGGCGTAGGACTTGGATAGGAACCCATGCCCCGGATTGATAAGCGCCGATCGGACCCATACGTTCTTGCTGTCAAGATGTCGAACATGGCCGCGCCGTGTGTGTGTCCGGGGCGAAGCATGATGACCACCCTGCCCATTGGCCCGAGGCGCATTCGGGCGCTCGCGGATGGTCAAGACGTGATAGTCGAACAGCGGCGGCTTGCCCCTGGCGATCCTAGCCTTGTTCAATTTCGGCGGCGAAGGAACGCGGTCGATCCCGACGTTTGACATTTGCAGCATCTTGACAATGCAGACGACCGGATAGGTAAACGCCACCATCATTGACCCAAGGTCTGATTCTCCCTCTGGCATCGAATCAAAATCATGTTCAGTCCCAGGACGATCCACAACCTGATAGACCAATTCGCGCTTGATCCCATCGTTGCCATGAATCTTGATTGAATCTGACGGGCTTTTCGGCGTGACCGGCATGGAGTAGGCCACTGAACCGCGAGGAAACAAAAAACAGCCTCTTGCGGTCAGGATTGTGAACCGACAGGCGAACAGAGGCGCGGCATTCAACGGGGTCAAGCCCTCTAGGTCCTCAAGATAAACCCCATCCATCGCCATGCAATGAACTCTAGCCTGATGCGGTTTCCCGTCCGGTTCTAACAATTCTGCGGCAAACTCAAGGCAAGTAATATTGTAGGGCAGATGGATCGGGTCATCCAATTCTTTGACATCCATGATGTTGCCTTCGTTCGGCAACTGAAAAATTCCTGCCTCTCTAATCATGTCGGCATAGGCTCGTTCTTCCTTGTTCGGATGATCCTTCCACTCCGCATAAATCCGAGAAGTATAATTCCCAGGATCATGCGGATGCAGCAGATTGACTTGTTCCTCGGCGAGCGCACTCATGACAGCACCAGCCAGAAATAGAACACCGCCGCCACCAGCCCAACGCCAAAGCCCAGGCCGAAGTGATAGCCGGCCGAATGCTCGACAGGCGGATCATCGAAGGCCGAGCCGTGTTCTCCCGGTGTTGCCTCGGCGATATGACGGGCGACGACGCGCCTACAGGCGGGCGTCAGCGGGCGGATTGGATTGACTGGCATTGGAACCTCTTAAAGTGTGAAGGCCGTAACTGGCGATTAGACACGCCTCGGCGCGATCCGCATCCTTGACCCTAGCGAACAGGCCCGACGAATGCGGGAACAGTTCGCTGGCCCGAAGCCGGCTCGCATCCTTCTCCGACCCGCTTGCAAGGCGATGGTGCTTCTTCCAGACGGCCGGGGGAACGAGAGTCATCGGCAGGAAGTTGGCCCCTACTACGCCGACTAGGCCGCCGAAGATCATACCGAAGCGGAAGGCCGATGACACTCCCTGTCCAGGGAAGGCGGACACCCTTTCGATAAAGGCATGTTCGATAGCTGATGCCCGAGCATCAACCCATCGCGCCAGTTCCGACCAATTGGGATGCCGCCTGACCTTACCGCCCTTGTCGCCCTCGATCGTGGGAACATCGTAAACTTCCAGATCGCGGTCAGGGTAGATGATCGCCAGCGCCCCGCTCAAACCTGGATCGATGCCAAGGACGCCCTTCATTTTGATTCCTTCGGCGGGACGATCGACGCCCGCGCTTGAATGATGGCGACTGACCGGAGCGACCGACGGCACGAAGGCCCTATGGCCGCTCCGATTTGGGGATACATGGAGTCAAGGTGATCGGTGATCGCCCTGTAAATCTCGACCCCGACGGTCTTGGCAAATAGCTCCATGTCCCGAGGCGTCGGCCCCGGCTTCATGCGGCCCGCTTCTTGGCCTTTGGCTGTCCCTCGACCGTGACGTAATCGAGGATGTCGATCGGCTGCCTTAGCCGCTTGGC